GAGAGAAGAGACTACTACCGTTTGACCACAAGGAAGCAACAGAACAACACAAGTCCAACGCCTGTGTATTACAGAGGATGCTAGACAACACGACTTTACTGATAGGACACAACTTACAGTACGATCTAGCCTGGTTATGGGCTAACGACTTCAAGTATAGTGGTGACATATATGACACAATGCTTGCAGAGTATTTACTTTTACGTGGACAAAAGCAACCACTTAGTCTAGAGCAGTGTGCTATTAGGCGTGAGCTACAGTATCAGAAAGATGATACACTCAAGACGTACTACAAGAAAGGATACAATACCAATGAGATACCACTTGATGAACTCAGCCATTATCTTGACCTTGATCTGCTTACCACTGGCGAGTTGTACAAAGCAATTGAAACAGACTTCAACAGTCCTGACTCTGCCTCTTTACAAGCAGTCAAAAGCGTCACCTTTAGAACCTGCAAAGTCCTCACAAGGATGTCAATGGCAGGAATCAGGGTGGATAGAGATGCCCTCGAAAACGTCCGTGATAAATTCGAGCGAGAGCGCAACGAAATACTTGATAGACTGCAAGCCACAACAAGGGAACTGATGGGTGGTACACCTATTAATCTTAACTCCCCAGAACAAATGTCGTGGGTAATCTTTAGCCGTAAACCCAAAGATAAAAAAGAGTGGATTAATTATTTTAACTATGATGATAGTAGTGATTACAGACTTGCATCACACAAAGCATGTAAGGATAAGTTTAAAAGTATAGTGATGTCTGTTAGTGATCCCTTGTTTAAAACAAAAGCATCCACTTGTCCTAACTGTAGTGGGCATGGGAGAGTGCATAAAAAAAGAAAGGATGGTACACTATATAAAATACCAAATAAATGTAAAGACTGTGATGGTAGGGGGTTCCTACTCACAGAAACAAACGAGATGGCAGGGCTTGGTTTTTTTCCTCCAAGTAAAAAATGGGTCAGTGCCAATGGCTTTGGTGTAGGTAAAACAAATTTAGATGCACTGATAGCCACAGCTAAAAATAATAATATGGAGAAAGCAATTGAATTTTTACAAGATGTCAAGAGGCTTAGTGCTATTAGTAGTTATCTTAGTAGTTTTGTGGATGGCATTATCACCAACTGTAAAAGAAGTAACAAACTACACATCAACCTTACCCAGCATATCACCAGTACAGGTAGATTCTCTGGACGAAATCCCAACATGCAAAACATGCCAAGAGGAGGAACCTTCCCAATAAAACGTGTGTTCATCTCAAGGTGGGAGGGTGGCAAAATAATTGAGTCCGACTTTGCCCAACTTGAGTTCAGAACGGCTGCGTTCCTAGCACAAGATAAGACAGCCATGCAGGAGATTGATACAGGATTTGACGTACACTCCTACACGGCAAAGGTCATCAGTGATGCAGGGCAACCTACATCTAGACAAGAAGCAAAGGCTCACACCTTCGCCCCTCTCTTTGGCGCTACAGGATATGGTAGATCTAAAGCAGAGGCTGCATACTATAAGCAGTTCGTAGAGAAGTATAAAGGTATAGCTAAGTGGCACAGCAGGTTGGGTGACGAGGCTGTTAATGAAGGTAAGATAACTAATGTCAGTGGTAGGCAGTACGCTTTCCCTGACGTGCATCGTAGAGAGAACGGCACTGTGTCACACTTCACTATGATTAAGAACTATCCTGTGCAAGGCTTTGCTACAGGTGATGTTGTACCTGTTGTACTCATAGAACTTGACCGTTTGCTTGAGCCTATGCAGTCCTGTCTAGTCAACAGTGTCCACGACAGTATGGTAATTGACACACACCCTGATGAAATAAATGATGTGTTAGGTGCAATTGATTTGATTAACTCTAATCTAAATGATATGATTCAAAAAGAATACAACATAAAAGTAAACGTTCCTTTGTTATTAGAATCAAAGATAGGAGACAATTGGCTTGACACAAAAGACGTTTAATGATATAACTCTAACTCTGAAACTTTTTACATATGAAAGGTAAAAATTATGGATAACGCAGTAGCACTTAAAGTAGACAACATGAACTTAACGGACGCTATGGGTTTCTCAAGCCCTGCAACGCAGTCTCAGTCTAGTCTAGGTAGGATTACAGGTACAATATTACAGGAAGTTATTGATGGCAAGGTAGCTTCTTCACCTGTATTTAAGATTACAACTGAAGATGATGTAGTCTACGCCAGAGAAGTAAAAGTAAGACTATTTGCAGAGCGTCAAAAGTGGCAACGTTGGGATAGTGAGAACAAGACTATGCAGAAGTCAGTCATGTCCAACTCACTAAACGTTGACTTGAAAGATACACTTGGCACGTTCAACCTGGGCAGACCGTCAGGTTATATTAAAGACTTCCAAGCCTTACCAAAAGATCAACAGGACTTCATACGTAGTGTTAGCCGTGTCAAAGTTATGATGGGTAAAGCTAGATTAGTAGATCCTTTTTATGAAGGTGGCGATTCAGCAACAGGACATGAAGAAGAGTTTGACTTTGTTATGGATGTTAAGAACAGAGATAGCATGAAGTTTATTGATGGTATGATAGGTAAACTAATTAAGAAAAAGATTAACCCTGCAGAACACACTATATCTCTACTGGGTGAATCACGCAGCTTGCCTAACGGCAATCCGTACATGGTAACTAACGCTTCACTCAGTGAGTTCGTTGGCTTATCTGACGGTGATAACGAAACACTACAAAACTTTCTAGACTACGTTGACTCTAGTAACGATTATGTTATTAGTAAATGGGCAGAGAATAATGTAGAGACAATATCATCACAGGATCAAGACATAGTTACCAACATAGTTGATGTGGAGGATTTTGACCAGTGAACCACCCTGCTGAATTAGCACTACATCAGTATCTTAGAAGCTCCATTGAGGGTAAGTCTACAATGTCTCAGGATATTATAGATAAGATAAAGGATGATATTGGTGCTGCTCTTGACAAACAATTCAACAGTGTTGAAGAGAAGCGAGAGTTCAAACTTAGGATGTCCAATGTTGGGCGTCCGAAGTGTCAGCTATGGTTCGAGAAGAACAATCCCGATCATCAGGAGCCTCTGCCTACGTCATTTAAAATCAATATGATATTTGGTGACATGGTGGAGGCTCTGCTAAAAGGTTTGCTTAGAGCATCTGGAACAGAGTTTGGTGACAATGAAAAGGTAACACTGTCACTAAACGACAAGGATGAAGTCTCTGGTGAGTATGACATGTTGTTGGATGGCAAGATAGATGATGTCAAGTCAGCTAGTACATGGTCATACGAGAATAAGTTTGTTGACTTCTACACACTAGAGAAGGGTGACTCCTTTGGCTACGTGCCACAGCTTGTAGGCTACGCTGCAGCCGCTAACAAAAAGGTTGGTGGTTGGTGGGTTGTTAATAAAAACAACGGTAGCTTCAAGTATATCTCAGCAGCAGAGGTAGACAAGGATAGAGTGTTACAAAAGATAAGGGATGTACACACCTACCTTGATAGCAATGCACCCTTTGAGAGATGCTTTACAGACGAACCAGAGGTATACAGAGGTAAGGCTAGTGGTAACTATAAGCTACCCAAGTCCTGCACCTTCTGTAACCACAAGTTTAAATGTTGGCCTGAACTAAAGAGCCTACCATCTAAGGTATACAGTGGCAAGAAAGAGCCACCTACCGTACACTACACAAAACTAAGAGGTGAATATGACTACAGTAACAATTAATGATACAGACTACGAAACAGACAACATGTCTGACAAACAAAAAGAGATAGTACAACTGCTACAACAGAACCTAGTATCTGTTAATATGCTAGAGCACTGGATGCAGTGTGTTAAGTTTGTGGGGGAGATGAAGACAAGAGAACTAGAGAAGTCTCTGAAAGAAGAAACAGAGATGGTTCGTGCTCGTAACGAAAAAGGACATTATATAGCAGATGACCCAGACACCCCAGAAAACGAAGCGTGGGTTGAGAAGCCTAAAGAAAAGAAGGAGTAACCCTAGAAGGTATCGCAGTGGCTTAGAGAAAGAAGTTGCTGACTACCTAAGAGATAGACAGAACCAAGTCAGGTATGAACGTTTAAAGATAGAGTGGGAAGACTTACGCTATAGAACGTACACGCCTGACTTTATTTTAGACAACGGTATCATAATAGAAACGAAAGGTATCTTTGATTCAGAAGATAGACGTAAGCATCTAGCCATACGAGAACAACATCCAGAGTTAGATATACGTTTTATTTTCAGCAACAGCAAAGCAAAGCTGTACAAAGGTGCGAAGTCAAGATACTATGAGTGGTGTGATAAGTATGAGTTCCAGTGGGATCATCGTGTCATACCTGAAGCGTGGTTAAAAGAGAAGGGTAGACCTACGAAGTTAAAACTTATTCCTTTTAAAGGAGAAAGAAAGTAACATGACTAAGTATAAAATAGGAGCAGATGAAGTAGCATTAGTATTAAAGCCTTGTTCTTTTGACAGTAAAGGTAGGTGGACAGGTGAGTTAAACACAGGACTTGTAGTAGGAGAGCAGAATCTACTTAGTCCTGAAGATGTCTCATACCTAGTTCACTTGGCTACACTCATGGGTGCATTTTTAGAACTTGCACAACATGATCAAGATCTTTATACTATGGTTGAAGAACACAGAAACGAGTTAGTAGGTTATGAGGACGAAGAAGATATGCCACTGTACGAGAAGGTAGAAGGTACAGAAGGTAAGGTTCTGAAGCTTACTAGATTTACAAAGACACAAGGAAATGCATAATGGATACTATTGATACACTTACTATGAACGGACAGACTATCACACTAGACTGTGATCCTGTAGATAAGCCACCACATTATACACATGGAGAAATAGAGTGTATAGAAGCTATCCGTGAGGTAGTTAGAAGAGTCAATGATGGAGAAGAAGGATATTATCTAGGTAACATATTTAAATATTTATGGAGATATAATGACAAGGATGGTTTAGAAGGTTTAGAAAAAGGTTACAAGTATTACGGATGGTTAATTCAACGATACAAGGAAACGCATAAGTGATAGTAGGAAAGAAAAAGTTTAGCGTTACATTTCTACTAGAAGTAGATGAACCGTGTAACGTTCTATCAACTGTAGAGGATGCACATGTGGAAGATGTACATGATCTAATACATAATACGTTCCATGACATAGACGATGTGAATATAGAAAACTTAAATATAAGGGAGAGACTATGATTAATGCTAGTGACATCGAAGCATTTGAATATTATAACGATCTAGAGTTAGGTAACGTGTTGCCTACAGACTATCAAACGTTTATACACAAATCCAGGTACTCCAAGTGGCTACCTAAAGAACTAAGACGGGAGAGTTGGGCAGAGACAGTTGACCGTTACATGAAGAATATTGTTGCTGACAAGCTTGGTAAAAAAGATTATGATGATATAAGAAAAGCTATACTTAACTTAGAAGTCATGCCATCCATGAGAGCTATGATGACTGCAGGTGCAGCAGCAGACAGAGATAATACATGTATATACAACTGTAGCTACCTACCTGTAGATGATCCAAAGTCTTTTGATGAAGCTATGTTTATCCTTCTGTGTGGCACTGGCGTTGGCTTTAGTGTAGAGAGACAATACATAAACAAGCTACCTGAAGTACCTGACTTGTATGACAGTGAGACTACCATCGTAGTGCAGGATAGTAAAGAAGGTTGGGCTAAATCTTTTAGACAACTACTAGCTCTACTGTGGGCAGGTGAGATACCTAAGTGGAACATGTCTAAGATCAGACCTGCAGGAGCTAGATTAGAAACGTTTGGTGGTAGAGCGAGTGGCCCTGCTCCATTGGTAGATCTGTTTAACTTTACTGTACAAACATTTAAGAACGCACAAGGACGTAAACTAAATGCGTTAGAGTGTCACGATATCATGTGCTTTGTAGGACAGATAGTAGTTTCTGGTGGCGTTAGACGCAGTGCTATGATATCATTATCAAACCTGAGTGATGATCGTATGCGTCACGCTAAGTCAGGACAGTGGTGGGAAACTGCAGGGCATCGTGCTCTAGCAAACAACTCTGTATCTTACACAGAGAAGCCCGACATGGACTCCTTCTTGCGTGAGTGGTCATCACTTGTTGAAAGTAAATCTGGTGAAAGGGGAATATTTAACCGTGAAGCATCTAAGAAACAAGCTGCAAAGTATGACAGACGTGATCCTAACTTTGAGTTCGGAACTAATCCATGTAGTGAAATCATACTCAGGCCGTATCAGTTCTGTAATCTTACGGAAGTTGTTGTCAGGGCTGGAGATGACGTGGATTCTATTGCGAGAAAAGTCAGGCTTGCAGCAATACTTGGAACAGTTCAGTCCACATATACTAAGTTCCCATATCTGCGAAAGGTGTGGCAGCGAAATACCGAAGAAGAACGATTGTTGGGTTTGTCACTCACAGGGATAATGGATAACCCTTTAATGACAACAAAGAATAAAGGTCTTAATAAAACATTGGAGTTCCTAAGAAATGTATCTGTATCTACTAATGCTGAATATGCTAGTCTTTTCAACATACCCTGCTCTGCTGCGATTAGCTGCAATAAACCATCGGGAACTGTCTCACAGTTGGTTGACAGTGCCAGTGGTATACACTCTCGCCATAGTGCATATTATATCCGTACTGTTCGCGCTGACGTAAACGATCCACTGACACAGTTTATGAAAGATCAAGGCATACCTAATGAGCCATGCGTTATGAAACCTGACACCACTGTAGTGTTTAGTTTTCCTATAAAGTCTCCTAACAAAGCAGTTACTCGTAATGACCTAACAGCTATAGAACAACTAGAGACATGGCTAGAGTATCAAAGACATTGGTGCGAGCATAAACCTAGCGTCACCTGCACTGTTCGTGATGATGAGTGGCTAGACGTAGGTGCGTTTGTGTATAGACACTTTGACGAAATGAGTGGTATATCCTTCCTACCCCACTCAGATCACACATACCAACAAGCACCCTATCAGGAGTGTAGCAAAGAGGAGTACAATAAACTCCTTAAAGCTATGCCTCGTAGCATAAAGTGGTCAGCTTTGTGTGATTATGAAAAGGAAGATAACACTGCAGCTATGCAAACACTAGCCTGTACTGGCGATACGTGTGAGATAGTTGACTTAACATAAAGGAGATAATTATTATGTTAGTATTTAATTTACTTGTACCTGTAGTCTACGCTTTAACACTTTACGGTGGTTACAATAATGTAGCTAAACCTGTAGCAAAAGCAACTTACGAAACAGGTGTTGTCGTTTACGAAAAGAGTGTAGACATTATTAAAGATATCACTACAGAAGATCCAGAGTAGTGTATGTCTTAGTACTCATAATGTCTGTTGCACCAGGGTATATCCAAGTCCAAGCAATTAATCATGTATACCCTACTATGGAGATGTGCAAGACTAGCGCATCATACATACGCAGTGAACTTATAAGTAAGAAGCCTACACCTGAGTCCACTGTATCAGCTTATTGCACAGAGATACCAACAGAGGTATAATGAACATAGAGCGTGAAGCAAAGATACACATGGAAAGAAAGCTAAAGCTTTTCTTTGA